ATTGGCGCGGATCGCCTGCACGGTGGTCCCAAGCGTCTGGGTTGTCTTCAGCGTCCATCCCTCAACGCCGGTCGCCGCCGTCCTGATATTCGTGTTTACGAAGTCGTCGTAGAACACAACCGCCGCGAGAGGATCGGTTGTCTCAAAGGTCGACCCGTCATAGAACGTCAGAATCCCATTCGCCCACTGTGATTTCGTCGACATGGCTTATCTCCCGCTCCATACGCGGACATAATCGACGTTCAGGGTTCCGACACCGGCTCCGGCGTTCTCCTTGTGGGCGATCAGGAACGGCTGGACCATCACGTTTGAACTGTTCGCCATGCTGAACGTAGTCCCCGTGCCGACACCAACTCCATCGATGTAGAACTTCACGTTCGTAACGTCCGTGCAGTCGATCCGGAAGATGTTGTACGCACCCGTCGTGCAAGTGACTCCAGTGGCTACTGCGTTGTTGTCGGTGCTTGCGTCGTCGGTGTGGATCGTGGGGGTCATCGCCCCGTCGAAGCAGAAGAAAGCGTGGACCGTCGGTCCCGCGTCCGCCTCGGCGATTGGGCCTTCCACATAGGCGTTCGCCAACCCGAAGTAGAGTTCCACTTGGCTCGTCGGAGCGACCGACACGTTGGCGCGACACTCGAAGATCGGCCCTTTGTCTAGATTGAAGTTCAGGGCGTCGCCGAAGTAAATCCCGCTCTCTTCCTTCTCTGAGGTGTTCGCAAGAGCCATCGTGATGATTCCGCCATGCTGGTTCGCGGTAATCAATGCCGCCGTGGTAGGCGTGCCTGTAGTCTTCCGCGTCCAACCCTCGATGCCCGCGGCGGCAATCGTCGGCATCGTATTCAGGAAGTCGTCGTAGAACACGATTGGCGCGACGGGGTTCACCGTCTCATAACCCGAATCCTCGAAGAACGTCAGAATCCCATTTACCCATTTTGATCTCGTAGACATGCACGTCTCCTTCTGATCCCCTTTAAGGGACCGACCCGTAGGCCAGAAGTGAAGGGGCGTCGTGTAGACCGCCCCGTCAGGTTGTTTACTTCAGAGCAGTCGCGGAGCGATTGCCCGAGTAGCGCGGCTCCAGGATCACCACGCAATGACAGATGCCGCCGGTCGCGGTGGTGAGCGTGATCGTCAGCCAGTCGTGCCCCGGCGTCATGCTCGCCGCTTCGATCTCGATGACGTAGAACGTGTTGCTGTTCGCGGTCGTGACGGCGGTGGTAGCGGTGGCTGTCCACGCGGCCAGCACATCGCAACTCGCCGTACTACCGGCGACCGCCGTGCCGATGGCGGCCCCGCCAACCGCGTACCTCGAAGGAACGGCGGTCGTCTTCGTCCCCTCCGTGATGCCGGACTTCGGGGTGAACGTGATGTCCGTCGTCACGGCCCCGAAGGTAAAGAGATACGTCGCTCTGTGATACCCCGACATGTCGATGCTGTCGGTGTCCGCAGACGTGCTGATGTCCGCGCTGTTCATTACCGGAACGATCTTGTAATTTTCGGTGATCATTGTTGTCCCTCCCTTACGCGATCACGGTCGGCGACTGATCCATCGCGTACCGCGCACCGCTGAGTATGGCGATCCCTGACATGATCGACGTTCCCGTCGGGTTCGCCTGAAGCACTTGGAATCCGATGTGGCCCGACACCAACTGATCGGAGTCCAGTTCGACGACGTACATCGTGTTCGCGGTCGCGGTGGGGATGATACCCCCGGTCGAGGTCGCCGCCGTACCCGCGCCAAGCACGTCCCCGTTCGCTCCCTCGAAGTCGAGGATGCACTTGTAGTAGGTGAACGGGATCGCGGTGGTGGTGCCGCCGGTCATCGCGCTCCGACTGGCGATGGTGATGACACCGTCCGCTGCCGGGGTCGCGCCGTAAGAGATGATGATCGTCGCGTGATTGTACTTCCCCATGCGGACGACGAGCGAGTTCTCCGCGCCGGTATGGTCGGCGGGTTCGTACAGTTGGACGAGGTGTCCGTCCTGCGGCAGGTAGAAACCTTTTGAACCCATGTTGAACCTCCTTGGAGTTTCCCCTCCGGTGCTTCCCGGAGGGGATTGAGAGTTACGCTGCTGCCTGCTGAGGATGCTGCTTCATTGAGTGGCTATTTCCCCTTTATAATCAGGATCTTGTAGCGAGCGCGATGAAGTGACTCTGCGTTGATCCCGCGCCGCCCTTATAGGGCGTGAGGGCTGAAGCACGCACCGGCTGTCCGTCGACCCGAAGGACGAACCGGAACACCGACTGGTCCGTGACGAACTGAACGTGGATCGACATGTCGGACTTGATGCCGCCCTTCTCCGCGAGGATGTACCCGTTCATGTCCGCGAAGATGATGTCGCCGACGGTGCCGAGCGACGCCGCCTGCTCGATGGCGATCACGGGACGACCGAACAGCGTGCCGTACGGCTGACCGGACAGCCCACCGGCGGGCATGTAGACCGGGATGCCGCCGGTGCCGACCGCGAGGCTCATGGTGAACAGTTGCGGTTCGATGTTCTGGTTGATGAGCCACACGCTGTTCGGGCGGGATTGCGCGAACAGACGCGAATACATGTTGACGATGTTCTCCGTCACCACGGTCGCGGCCCTCTGACCCGTCTCCTTCGACACGCTGACGAGGCAACCGCTGTTGAGGATGCCAAGCGGCTGCCCCGCTCCGGTACCGTTGAGGATCGCATCGTCAAGCAGGAACCCGAACTCGGAGGTGAACCCCTGCCGGATCACGCCTTCGAGCGCGGAGGCGTCGTCGAGCAACTCGTCGGTCGCGTAGCAGAGACCGATGAGTTTCTTCAGGTTCAGTTCGATCTTGCGGAACTTCGGCTTGCTCTCGGTCTTCGTCCCGGCTTCCTCTTCCCAGTAGCCGACGATGCCGCCGTACCGGGTTGAAGCGCGGGAGGTCTCATCGACCCCGTTGATCTTGATGCTGTTGGAGTTGCCACTGATCCCGATCCTGCGAACGCGGGAAGCGAGAACGCCGGTCGTGAACACGTCCTGAAGCAGTTCGTTGGAGAAGTCCTGCTGGACGAGGAACCCCCCGTCGCTCGGCACGGACTCGGACAGCCCGGCGGCGGCGCGGGTGTTGAGCAGGCGGGGATCAACGGACCCGCCGCGCATCCCGGCCCGCATGACGGCGGCCATCTGCTCGCCGAAGGACGAGAACCGGTCCTGCTTCCGTTCCTCCGGCTTCTGCGTCTGCGGCCTCGGCTGGGTCAGCGGCGCCTGCGGCTGTTCCAGGCGGGTGTTGATCCGCTCCTCACGCTCCTGCACGGAGACTTCCCTTTCCAGTTCTTCGATCTTGTCCAGGATCTCGTTCTTCAGGGAAATTTCCGCCTCCTGAAGGTTGCGGTTCTCGGCGACGGCTTTCGCGTTGATGTCGCCCGATGCCTTCTTCAGTCCCTTGATTTCTTCCTTGAGTTGTGTCACGGTTTTCATGCCGTTTGTACCTCCGTTTTTTGTCCGAGCATTTGTGCGGTGCGTATGAGCAACTCCGTCACCGAATCCTTCCTTGTGTCATCGACCGCATGGCTTGCCGCCGGTGGGGTCGGTGTCTCCGCGTGGCTTGCCGCCGGCGGGGAGAGGTCGGGGTAGTGAACGGACAGAACGCGCCATTCTTCTTCGGTCAGTTCTTCCTTCATCACGATCTTGCGGATCAGGCGGTCGAGTTCGGAAAATCCCGGCACCAACTTCTTGAGGTCGATTCCAAGGTTCGGGTTAATCGTCCATGTCGCGTCAGCGAGGCTATGTTCCATCGTCCCGGTCGTTGTAGTCGTGGTGGTTGCTTTCTGGAACGCCGCCCTGACCTGCGCGGAGGTCGTGGGGTATGCGGGGTACGTCACCACGGAGACGTCGAACAGGGAGACGTCCACCAGCACCCGTTCGTCCTTCGCGGCGTCGATCTCCTCCTTGTTCACGGTGAACCCGAAGGACATTTGGGACACATCCCCGCGGCGCATCGACTTCATCAAATCGTTCGCCCAGGTAGCGTCCACGGGGTCGATCTCGACCGCAAGTCCTTTCGAGTCCTCCCTCAGTTTCAACGTGCCGGACTTGTTGCGCCCGAGGACGTAGTTCTCGTTGTGGTTCAGCAGGGCACGAACGTCCGCTTCCCGGATCGTCTTGGCGAACGCCCCCGGTTTGATGCTTTCGCGGAACCATCCCCCGATATTCGTCCATGTGTTGAACACGGCGGCGTACCCCGTGATCTTCGGGGAATCTTCGGCGACTCGCAGTTCCGACATCGGCAAACATCTCCGCTCCATCTCGTCGGCCTTGTGGTACATACGCCCTCCTATCTCGTCTCGTAATTCTTAATGATTTGTTTTTCCTTCAACCGCCCGGTCTTTTTTATGGTCTTGATCCCTTCGAGCGCCTCGATCGCCTGCTCGATGGTCAGGCCCTTCTCCATCAGCACTTTCAGAAAATTGATCAACTCAATCCTATTCAGCGACCTCGGCATCCTCTTCCTCCGTCGTATCTTCACCGTTCCCCTTCGGCGGGAGTGCTTTCGGCTCCGGCTTCTCGGCATTCTTCAGCAGCAACTCCTTGACCATACTCGCCGGGACCATGTTCAGCGGAACGTAGTATTCGTCGCCGCCGGGGTACGGATCCTTGTCCTCATACTCCCGGATCTCGTTCGGGCTTATGGACCCGACGTTGAACAGCGCGGTGTACAACGCAGCGCGAGCAGTTGAATCCCCTCGGAGCAACCCCTCGACGGAGTGCTTGAAGAACAGCCGTCCGTATCCACGCGCCGAGCGGTCGGCGGAATCGAGCAGTTGGAAATTATAGTTTTGCTCCAGGCGAACAAGCCACGGCAGGATCGAGTCCGTGTAGAAGGACTGCTGCTCCTGCTCGATATTGGAGAAGGACGACTTTGTCAAATCCTTTAATTTATGCGGCGGCAGGTTGAACCAACGCGCTACTTCCGGTATCTGGAACTGTCGGCTATTGTGAGTTACAAGTCCAGCCGTTATATGTGTATGGCAACCATCAATTTCAATCCCAACGGTTTCGCCTTCGCCTAATTCCTCAATTTCGACTACGCGGTCGTATCGGAAGTTTTCTTCCCGATACCGGCTCTCTCCGAGATTCGCCGAATATTGTTTCAGCCGCGAGGATTTTCCTCGATGAGCAAAGTCAAATACTTTGCACGCTCCCAACAAAGGAGCGGCACCCATCACATATAACCCCCACGATGACCGCGCCGCGCACTCAACCCCGTTGATCGTTTTTCTTCCTGCCGCGCTCATTGGATATATTGACGATTGAATACCGAGCATCGCCAGCATGTGCTGGCATTCGTCAAGCATTTCGCGGCTTGTGCTGCTCCAATACAACGCAGGCTTTTGTTTTCCCCCACAGGGCCGGATGCTTCCGTCTGTGTCAAAGTACCCGGACAGAAACCCCCTCCATGCGTCTATCCCTCCGCGCAACACTATCTCCGGGACGCGCTTTGTGTGTGAGTGCTTCCCTACCAGCCCAGA